TTTAGTTCGTGCCATGTTCTAGTTCCTTTCTGATGTTGTCAAACTTTATTGTATCACACAAATTGAAGATTTCAGGATAATTATCTATCGCAAAATCTCTAAACCAACCACTGCACAATGTAGTACATACTTTATCAAGTGCTTTCAAATAAGCATGTCGTGGTGCATAGTTCCAGTTACTTGGTACAAGAAAACGCTCGATTGCAATGACTTGTGCTTCTTCAGCTACGCATTTGATTTTATCATCACTTGATAGCTTATCCCACAAATCTTTGTCACACCATGCGCTACTTGGATTGCGTTGAAGCTGAGTATACAACGGTTTGTCGTGATACGCAACAAGCTCGTGCAAATAATCATGATTGTATTTCTTCTCTACGTAGTCATCAAAGAAGTCTTCTACGGATTTCTTCAAACTAGGATGACCTTGTGGATAAGCTTCCATTGTATAAGCTATGCGCTTTTCCAGAACACGTTCATCAAATGCTGTAAACATACTGCGATACTTTGCAAGATGCTTATGATAGTGCGTAATGTGCTTTTGAAAGCTTAGATCACGCCACAGGTGACTGCGTTTAATGATCGTCAGTCCAATTGGGCTAACTACATATACACGTTGACCTGCGATTTCAATAAACTGCTCAGAAGCATATCGTTCAATATCGTAGTTGCCTACAGTATTGAAATCATGCCATTCAATGCGTTTAGTTTTATCTTCAATTCCATGCAAGCTAATAATATCCCAATCAGCATTGGGTTTGCACTTGAAGTCTGGACTCCAGTATTCCAATGCACGAGAACCAATCAGTAGGTTTTTCATATTACTCCTTAGTTATAGTTCAGTATATTCCGTATCTTAGGTATGACCCCTCATTCTTACGGGAATGATTCGATACCCCAAATAGTAAACCACGTTCGTCTACCCAACCTGAAATATACTGAACTATAACCCCTATCCCTAAATAGGTATTATAGTGTCTTGTTACATCCGGGCGACAACCCTTTGGCCTAGAAATCCACAGTAGTACCACGCCATCAGTACATCTGTTTTTAATGATAGGGCTTGCACCTACCTCGCATCGTACATTGTTTCTAGGGATTTGAAACTCTGCAGAGGATCGGGACTAAATTTATAGATTAAGCTTACGAATCCTTTGATTTCCGACTATCACAGCTTAGATGTATCTAGAATCATCTGCGAGTAAGTACAAAGGCATCGAGGCTGGCAACCTTTCGGTTCATTCGTAAGCTTAAAAATGGTACGACTGGAGAGATTTGCACTCCCGACCCACAACTTAGAAGGTTGTTGCTCTATCTAACTGAGCTACAGTCGCTTAACCTTAATTATACATTAGATTTCACTTCCAAGTCAACACTCCGCAAAATATTTTCTTTGATGTTCAACTGAGCAATCAAATTTAGATCACTCTTTGGCATGCTCATGCTAGATCGTAGCACACCATATTCATCAAACTGCTGCAACGTCTGGTACTCTTTATTATACTCGTATTTGTAGCTCATGATCCACCTGCATCGTAATATTTCATCAGATAATTGTATACTGTTCTTGGTGCTACTGAAAAGATAACTTCAGGAGTATCATCACAGAAAGCTTTGTTGGGTGATTTCCACCAGTTGTCAACAAGGTTTTTACCAAGTAGTGCAGTTAGCAGTGCATCACAACGTTTGCGAAGAATCTCAGCTTCAGTTATCATAATTCCATCCTCCAACATCGTGTGTTTTAAATGTAGCTTTTGAGAGATTGATTACATGCTTAGGTAGCACTTTAGATGTACCAGCAAACCATTCATCTTCAAAGCAACATTGCATCTGTGCTACATCATGTTCGTAAATTGCTTGGTATACCCACCAAGGTAGTGCTCCCCAACTCATATTTAATCCTTTCTGATAACAAGCTTCTCAGCTTCACTTACATAGTAATCCAAGTCCACATCATAACCGAAATCAGCAATGTTGTTACAGGTCTTTACATTCCAAGATGTATCAATACCCATTCTTCTATCGCTCTTGTCTTCGCTATCTGGTAGTGCTGGCATCAACTTCATCAGTTTACCACCTGTCTTACAAGGGTAGTACCTACAGATGTTTTGCTGCTCTTCTACACGACCATCTTCGAATTCTAGCACAAGCTTAGAACTACGAGGGACTTTTGTACGCAGCATGAAATCAAAGATATGACCCTGATCAAGTCTTTCTTGAATGAACTCTCGTACATCCTTGCCATGCAGCATAGCAGCTTCAGCAGCCATTGGAATCACTAGACCACCTTGGTTTTGATGCCAACCTAAATCTTCGTACTGATAAGCACCTTTGCGCTTAACCTTACCATTTGTGTACAAAGCAATGTAGTTATTCACATCACGAATATACATGTTTTGGTAATCTGCGAATTCTAACTCAAGCTTTACATCTTTTTGCCACTGCGCACAGATTGCATTGTACTGCTCTTCAGTATCTCGTGTCATAGCTACAGTTAAACCGTCAGTATTTAGCTGCACCAGTTTAAGCTTAGGAATCTGAAGTAAACGATCAGCAAGCATCAACAACGACAATTGACCGTTAATTGTGATCGACATTGTAAACTTAGGATCATAGAATACAGAGTATTTATCATTGCTCTTACCGTATGTACCGTTCAGTGCAAGTTTAAGCATAGCATTCTCTGCAGTATTCTTTGCATATGATTTACGCTGTTCGTACATATCTTGATAGATATCGCAGAATTGTTCACCAAGATGTTCAGGATAAATCTTATTTGAAATAGCAATGTTCGGATACATCGAACTTACATCAGCATCACGAAGCATATACAGTTTACCTGCACTAGCAATTCGTTCAGATAGTGAAGCATGTACACCACCTACTCCAAAATCAATCCTATAGCCATCTACAAGGACGTTTAGAGTCTCAGCAATACGGTAGCAACCCCAATAGGATTTCTTAGGTACACGGACCTTCTTGCGCTTCTTTGCAAGGTCTGGACAACCATCAGCATCCAATACGTATTCAAGCACATGTTCACCATTAGCATCAAACAGATATTCAGTAGCCTTAAGCTCTTCTACTTCGATCCAACCCATAGGATGTTCGTTCTTGAAATCATCAACTTCTCGTTCAGTTGGAGTACCTTTGAACTTCTTACGCTTAATGGTAAGTTCTGCATACTTAGCTACTTCACCAAGATTATGCTCTTCAATATCTGAAAACACACCTTTAGTCTCAGTGATGACCTGCTTAGAAAACCAATCATAAACTGCTTGAAACTCCGGGCGATCAAACTTGTAGTATTTAAACAGACAGTCTTTGATTGCGATCTTGTCTCGCTTGGTTTGCATCATGACTTTCTTACCGTCTTTGAACTTGTACAGCTTTACACCTGATTCCTCAAGCTTCATCTGAAAGAACTCAGCACCAATCTTAGTATCATCAGCATTGGTAAAGTCACGACCGAGTTTGATACTCAGGTTATCCCTGAATTCAATCTGTGTAAGAGACTTCAGATAAAACGCAAGAGTACAGCGCACATCGTGCATGTTATACGTTTTGAGTTTGTCGATTTCATCATCAGCAAGTTCTGCATCTACAGCGTAAGGTAAGTCTTCAATGTTATCCATACGCATATTGAATTCCAGCATCTTTAGACCAGTAGCTTTTGCTTTGTTATTAAAGTGATGAATACGATACAAATCAACTTGAGGGACAACTTGCTCTTCAGTCTTGATGCTGTGACCGAAACCGTTGTCCTTAAAGGAATCAATCTGCTTTTGTGCAAGCTTGTGTACATCGGCAGCAACTTGCTTACCTGACTTAGAAAGCCAGCGACTACGAGTTGTAAGAACTTCATGCAAGATTGGATAGTCGAATCCTACGTTATTAAAACCCACCAAACGACCTGCAGTGGCTTCAATATGATCTACGCAAGCATAGATACGCTCAAGTTCATTTAAGCGGTTAGAAACCTCAAATACTCGTGCGTGTTTACCGTCTGCACGAATAACAGCGAACGTAAAAGCTGACTTATACGTTTCAATGTCATAAATCCAATCTCTTGTCAGGTCCATCTTTGTATTCTCCAATAAAATAAGCCCTAAGTCTATCACAACTTAGGGCGTTCGTCAAGCTTAGTTTTGGTTATTTAACCAGTCATCCAAGTTGTGCAAAGTATGAGTGTCGTTGTCATAGTAGACGTTACCTGCTGGTCCTGTCAATCCACAAATACGATTCTTACTCAGTACAACTTTGGTTGTATTACGTTCAACAGGGTCTTCTGCGTACTTATTTCGACTCAACAAAATGTTAGCTGAAGCTGACTTAATGATGGTTGAAGAACCCATGATCTCTTCTTCTGTAAAACCACTGCCTTGTGAAGAATTGGCTGTTCCAGAAGCTGATTTACGAACGTGGTTAATAAAGATCAGAGTTACATTGTGACTCTTGATAATACCTTTGGACCACTTCATAAACAATGCTTGATCTTCATTGGATAATCCATCAAGAATGTCTTGCAAAGGATCAAGCACAATGATTCTACAACCACACGACACAACAAGTTCTTCTACTGTATCTTGAATCTCTTCAATTGTGCCATCACGGTTATCTAGCAGATAAAAACGATGTTGACCATCTTCATTGTAGAAAAGTTCATTCGCTTTTTCACGTACTTTATCAGACTCTAGCAAATCTTTCTTGATATCGTCATCTTGAATCAACGAAAGTTTACGACTCAGGTGTCTACCCAATAGTGTCTCACCATATTGACCTGAATCTAATTCCATTGAAACAATACCGATTTTATGCGGTGAGTTAAAAATCCAGTGA